ATGACTCAAAAACGCTTTTCGCCCTCGCTTTCTCTTGATAATCAAAAAAAGGAGCATGAAATGAAACAACAAATTAATCCAATTGAAGCAATTATCAGAATTGCACTAACTATTATCGGAATGCTGATGATTATCAGCGAGGGGGAATCACTAATACCTAACGTAATTGGAGCCGCAATCGTGATGTTTATGTTTTACATAAATGGCTGGATTTTCGGAGTAGAGGAGGTTAGGTAATGAAAAGTAGAAAAATCGAAGTTGAAGACATTAACATGATCGAAGCCTATGAAGACATCATCAATGTCTTAGCTAGGACTAAGCGATCAGATCTCTTCTTAATTATCCGCACGATCTTCCGCATCCGCAGGAGTTATCGATTGAGCAGAAAAGCGATTCGAGTGTTTAACGAAGCTGAACGTAAATCTAAAGCATTGGGGGTTTTGTGATGAATAAGACAGCAGAAGAGTTAATCAACGAGCTAGATCTTGAAGAAGAGCTGTTTAAGTCCCACTATTATCCAGTCACACCAGAAGCCTTTGATGACTCGGAAGTTTACGATGGTACCATGAAAGATTATCTACTAGATCTGCTATCAGAGAAGTTCGGCTATTCGGTAGAGTTAGAACAACTTGCAGACGAAATCATGGAGCTGCTCTCAGATAGAATTAGTCTAAGAATCATGAAGGCAGACCAAGAAGCTCTAGAGGAAAGTCGATATTTAGATTCAGAACAATGGAGGCAACGATGAGTAATTTAACTTATCGAGATCGCCCAGAATGGTCTTATTCAGATATGAAAATCATTCTGGAATACGATATTGATTATGCGGTAGCAGTGAAACGTAAATTGCTTGAGAAGTCTTATGGCAAGGCGGTAGATATAGGAACGCTTGCTCATGAAGAGCTACTCAAGCAAGGCGGATCAAATAGTTTTGTAGTCAAAGCTTACAAGGATTTTAGAACTAACGAAGCAAAAGATTGGCGAGACGCTCAAACAGTACCTATTATCTCTGATAATGAGTTCGAGCAAATTAATAAAATATGTGAAACGGTCAGAAATCATCCCCTCTATTCAGTTTTACTCTGTGGAGAAGGTATTGAGAACGAAGTCGAACTCTATGCCAAGATTAACGGCGTAGATATTAAAGGTAAGGCAGACGCAATTCGCAAGAACAAAGACGGGAGCATTGTTATATGCGACCTCAAAACGACGGCAAAATTCGAAGACTGGAAGATGAATGAGTCTAGAGATATGTGGAAAATCGCAAATAAACATTACGATCTTCAATGCGCTAACTACACACAGCTAGGGCTTAATCCTAATCTAACCAACTTCTATTTCTTTGTAGTAGAAACAGTCGAGCCATACCGAGTCAAAGTTATGCACTGTGCTTTAGCTTTTGTAGAGAGCGGAGAGCAAAAACTAGCTAAATGCATTGGACAAATTAAGCAGTTCGGGAATCGCGAGATTGATTTTACTTATACCAAGACACTTAACGAAGTTGAAGAAATTGGCGATTTTAGTCTTTAAGGAGAAAAAATGAACAACGAAATACAATTAAAAAATCAAGAAGAAAACAAATTGGCAGAGCGTAATGCACAAACCGAGATGATGGTCGCTCGTCAAGCTCAAGAGGTTCAAGTTGCTATGATTGCAGCGAAGAAATTCCCTAGAGATGAATTCTCTGCTATCGAGAGAATTAAAGCCACCTGCCAGAGAATGACCTTAGCTGAACAAGCCATCTACTCATACCCTAAGGGCGGACAAAATGTGAGTGGACCGAGTATTCGTCTAGCTGAAGCTATCGCACAAGGATGGGGCAATATAGATGCTGGCGTGATTGAATTATCTAATCAGAACGGTAAATCCGAGATGATGGCTTATGCTTGGGATCTTGAGACTAATACAAGGATTACTAAGACATTCTCAATAGAACACGTTCGAGACACTAGGAAGGGGCGCGTAAGTCTCACGGATGCAAGAGATATTTATGAAGCTACGGCTAATTTCGGTGCTAGACGAGTTAGAGCTTGCATCTTAGCCATCATTCCAGGCGATATTACAGAGATGGCAGTAAATGAATGTAAGAAGACACTAGCTTCCAAAGAAACTAGACCAGTAGAAGAGATCGTCAAGGGTTTAATCGACGGCTTCAAAAAATATGGCGTTGAGAAATCTCAGCTTGAACACTATATCGGAAAACAATTAACAATCTGCACCAAAGAGGACTTGATTGAGCTTAGGGGGGTTTGGAAATCTATTTCAGACGGGCAGGCTAAAGTGTCAGATTACTTTAAAGCCCCTGCTCTTGAGGTAGAAGCGAAGCCAGAAGAAGCCAAAAAATAAGTATGTGGTGCTGGTATAATAACCCCCTTAAGTAATAACCAGTTAAATGTCAATTTAGACGCAGCCACATTTCATGCTTACCTGGGCGGCTACACCTTACCGCCCAGACCAAGGAAAAATATGAAACAAAGAAAATATATTAAGCCAGCTCTCCCAGTTAACTACGTAATCCGATATGAAGCTACGGACGGTTCTGAACACAGAATTGCGAACACGAGTCTGGCAGAAATTAAGAAAACGGAAAGATATCTTAGGGATAAAGGTATTAAAAATATTGATATTGCGGTGACAATGCCACGCAAATCAGAGGGATCAGAAATGTTTCCAGTGAATAATTAAGAAAAGTGAGGAATAAAATGAAACGATACAAGCTTAAAAAAGACTTACCAACATTTAATGGGGGTGATGAGTTCTATCTAGATAACAATAACGATCTTCGCCTTAAAGGGTCAGATATTATGGCTTACAATCATAAAACGCTTGAGAAATTTCCAAACATTCTTAAAGACTGGTTCGAGGAAATCCATGATGATAATAGGTGGAGGGCAGAGTATGCCGGAAGATATTGGTGTACTGATGGTAATGGTGGCATATACAGTTCTACTGAAGACGGACATAAAGCTGATAGTTATCGTTTCCTCACTGGTAACTACTTTAAGACTGAAGAAGAGGCAACGAAAGCTTTAGAGGTAACTATGGATTATCTATCAAATATAAAGTAAGGAAAAATAAAATATGATGCGTGAATTAAAATTTAGAGCTTGGTATAAATCAGAAAAGAAAATGATTTATAACATTCAGAATGAGTTCGAAGAAAGAATTGAACTTGGCATGGACTGCTTTTCTGATTATTTAAGTAATGATGACTTTATCGTTGAACAATATACTGGGCTAAAAGACAAGAACGGCAAAGAGATTTATGAGGGGGATATCGTGTCTAAACATAATAGCGACACTAAAGGCGTAGTTAAACAAGTAAAAGATGGACAATGGGCAATCTATTGGGATAACGTTCCTGATGGTTATTATGTTCTTTTTAAGTATTCAAACTTATGTGAAGTCGTTGGCAATATCCATGAGAATAGTGAATTATTGGAGAAGTAAAAATGAAATTATCAACGATTAATCAAATAGTAGAAGCAATTCTGTCTCAGAATGATGATAAAGCCAAGTTAGAACGAAATGCAAATGAAGTCACAATCGCTCTTAAAATGGCTATGATATGTGAGTCCCGTGGGATTGAGGAGGCGATGGATTACTATAATAAGACACATGGCCCATATGAATATCTAGAGTATAGGACTAGTGTGACTAAATCCGACGATGTTAGCCTCTGCAAAAATTGCTGGTGCATGACCCACACGATAGATGGCAAATGCGGTAAATGCGGAGCTAGAAAGGAGGAATAATGGCATACATAGGGCACAAGAATAGAACCATGGATAATGGTCAGAATATTGTTGATTGGGTCATGCCTACGATAATTCAAGAGTGTAGATTCTATGGCGGAGTTCCACTGCCATCTAGAGAACAGGTAGCTCTTGTGATTAGAGCTTTAAGAATGCATCACATATTAGAATACGCCTCTAAGTACGATTTTTCAGAGTTGTCTAAACCCGATGAGGTTACTAAGTTCTTCCCAACAATATCTAGTATTGGAAGATTCTTTAGGGATGCGCCGTTAGAGGTGCTAGATGAATATAAAATGAATAAGGAAGATATAGGGTAATCAAGGAGGGCGATAACGTATGATAATGCCTAAAGACATTTTAGAGTTATTACAAAAATATAGTACAAAAATTACATACGAAGAATGTTCGTTTAGTGGGAGAACACATAGCTTAGGTGATGCAATAAGAGCAGATAAATATAACGAGTTATCGAATGAACTATATGAAAAAGTTATTGCTGAATTTTTAAGAAGTGCTGAATTAGAAGTAAAGGTTGAAGCATATCAAGCGATTATTGAAAATATTAAGGAACACTATGAGAAGACTGCTAAAATATAATTCCGAGCATAATCTATATGAGCAGATCGCTCGATACCTGCAATTACAATATCCAAACGTAATCTATCGCTTTGATGTTGGCGCAGATCTTAAATTGACTATGGGTCAGGCGGCAAAACATAAGAGACTACATCCAAAGCGTGGTTATCCGGATTTATTCATAGCTGAATCAAGTACGAATATATGGAATAGTCCCGTACGTGAGTGGGGACTTCATTTCGGACTCTATATTGAAATCAAAAAAGATGGTGAAAAATTAAACAAGAAAGATGGCTCTTGGCGAACTCCTCACATTGCAGAGCAGGCAGGAATGCTTGAGAACCTGCGTGCGAGAGGCTACAGAGCCGAATTTGGGGTTGGGTTTGATGAGTGTAAGCATATAATTGATGAATATCTAAGGAGGTAGATGAAAAAAGAGAAAAAGAAAACAACACGAAAGAGTGTCGTGAAGCCCACTACTAAGAGCGGACATAAGCTAACGCCCCAGCAGGAGCTATTCTGTCAGCTTTATGCAGGCGATAGAGAGTTTTTTGGTAATGGTGTTCAAAGCTACGTTGAAGCTTACGGTGTCGATACCAATAAACCTGGCTGGTATAGGACAGCGAAAGCGGGTGCATGTGAGAACCTGACAAAACCTTACATCTTGGAACGAATAGACGAAATCTTCGAAGCCCATGGTCTTAATGACCAATTTGTAGACAAACAACTTGAGAAGCTTATTGTGCAGGATGCTGATTTTAGTGCCAAGATAAAAGCAATAGCAGAATACAATAAGCTTAAAGCTCGCATCACGGAGAAGCGTGATATTACGTCAGGTGGTGAAAAGATTAGCTCAGTCAAGATTGTAGTAGAAGATTTTTCAGATAAAGGTGGTAAAAATGCAACTAGAAATTGAAATACCTAAAGAGTTTAAGGTTCTTTTTGATATAGACAGAGATCTTAGACATATCGTACTCTACGGTGGTCGTGCATCTGGCAAGTCAACCTCAGTCGCTCTATCGCTATTGATTCTAGGTATGAATAAAAAATTACGAATACTCTGTACTCGTGAGGTTCAGAATTCAATCGCGGACTCAGTACATAAGCTTCTATCAGATCTAATCTCCAAATATAAGCTTAACACTTGGGAGGTCCAGAAAGACATTATCAGGAACAAACAGACTGGTTCGGAAATCTTCTTTAAGGGGCTTCATAATAATTCGCAAAGCATTAAGTCTATTGAGGGTATTGATATTGTATGGATAGAAGAAGCACAGAGTGTCTCTGCAGATAGCATTAATACGCTTGTGCCTACCATTCGTAAGGCTGGAAGTCGACTTATTTGGACATTCAACAGGTTGACTGAAAATGATCCTGTTTGGGAGCTTATTGTTAAAAAAGCAGATGACAGAACGTTCGTTCAAAAGATCAATTCAGATGCAATCGAATCTCTACTTAGTAAGGAAATCATCGAAGAGCGTGAGAAGATGAGGCTCGATAACCCAGAAATGTTTGAACATGTGTGGTTAGGAGAACCAATGACCTCTAAGACTGGTTCTGTGTTTGGCAAGCAGCTTGCGCAAGCACGTAGTGACGGACGAATTACAAAAGTGCCGTACGATGCCTCTACTGGTGTCTATACGGCGTGGGATCTAGGTATCGGTGATTCCACCGTGATTTGGTTCTTCCAGACAGTTGGTAATGAAATCCATTTTATTGATCATTATGAAGGCTCTAATGAAGATTTAGGCCATTATATCTCGTATATCCAGAACAAACCTTATCAATATACTACACACTTTCTACCACATGACTCAAAAGCTCGTGAACTGCAAACTGGTATGACTAGGGTAGAATTCTTCAATAATCATGGAATCTATAACATTGAAGTTTTGAGACCTACTAATTTTAGCCTAGGTCAGGATGATATTGATTTGGTGGCACGTCCAAAATTCTCACTCTGTTGGTTTGATGAGGAGAAATGTCAACGTGGTCTTGAGTGTCTAAGAGCTTATCACTATGAATATGACAATAAGAATAAGCTCCTAAGAAATAAGCCTGAACACGACTGGTCTTCGCACAGTAGTTCAGCTTTTATTTATGCATTGATGGCTAAAACCGAACAATTGGATATTAAATTAAAGGTTAAATTCAAATCCTACACACCGAAAGCATTTCGCAAAACTAAAGATAATTGGTACTAAATTATTGTAGATAAAGCGATTATGTTATATAATGTGGGCAATGGCGATGTGTTCGGTTTTAAGTTGACTGAACAAAAAAAGAAACAATCTGGTGAAAAAGATACTAAGCTAACGAAATGGCTTGGTAAATTTGAGCGTTCTTGGAATTACGCAAAACAGAACTACCACCAAAAGTGGGAGAATAACTGGAAGCTCTACCGCAATATCCGTATCAAACGCAGTCATGATGGCGTTGTTCAGACTTTTGTTCCCATGGTCAATTCAGCCGTTAACACAATCGTAGCTGAGCTTTTTAATTCTAATCCTCTAGTTAATTATGTGCCGAACCATCCTGATCAAGAAGCTGACACTAAAGTATTAAATGAGATCTATGCAGATTTCGCTCTTCGCGATAATTGGGTGCAGAAAAACAAGGTAAATGGACGACAGGGGCTTATTACTGGTAATTTCTGTGCATTTTATGAATGGATTGAAGACCGTGATGGTGGTTATGTACATAAAATAAACATCCCTATCAGGGATATGATTATTGACCCGTCATCTTCATCTTACGAAGATTGGAAATATGTTGGCCGTAGGTTTTTTGCGGATAAAAAGTCTCTCGAAGAAGAGACTATTTATGATTTCAAAACGGATAGTTATAAAAAACGTTATAAAAACCTTGATGAAGTTATTTCTGGTGGTAAAGACGAAGATGACGATAAGTCTAAAAAAGACCAAACTATTGGCTCTATCGATAACGATAAAGATCGAGTCGAGCTAATTGAAATCTGGACAAAAAAGTATGTCGTAGTTATTGCTAATCGTAGCACTATTATCGAAGAACGTGAAAACCCACATTATGCTTTGGCTAAATCTCAACAAGCACAGAGGAAAGCCGAAGCGCAGCTAAAAGGAGAGGAAATTGCAGAGGATGATAAAGTTGAAGGATTATTACCTTTTGCACATGGTCGTATTTATGCTGACATCTCCCTACCTTACGGAGACTCCGATGTTGATATTATTGCAGACCAGCAAGAACTTCTCAATGAACTAACCGAGTTAAATATAGAGGCTTTACTTTACACGCTTTACCCAGAGAAGACATTAGATCCAAGATTCTCGGAGTGGATTGATGATATGGAGCCAGCTCCAGGCAAAATCTATCCATTGCCACAAGGTGCAATGTCTTGGAACAATCCTCCAGTTATTCCTAATGGCATTACTCAGGAACGACTAAATATTAAGGATGAGATTCGTGAATCTTCTGCTATTAGTCGTATCTCTAAAGGGGCTAGTGCAACAGGTAGTACCACTGCCACCGAGATTAAGAATATGCTTGGACAAATGGATTCTAGAATTCAAGAGAAGGCCCAAACACTTGCTAATGAGTTCTTCTTTCAAGAAGCGAAAATCGTACTTAAGCTCATTCAATTATATGCTCCAGAACAGATGTGGGTTAGGACTCTAGGTGATGCTAAGGTATCGTTCGATGAGGTTAATCCTCGACAGTTCCTCGGGGAATATACGCCGATGATAACTCTCGATATTCAACGCAAATTACAGCGTTCTGAAGAACAGGAAGTCTATACTCAAGCCTATCAGATTCTAATTCAAGATCCAACCAACAACTTGCCGGCACTCAAGAAGATTATGTTCAGGAAGATGTTCCCAGATCTAACACAGGAAGAAATCGAGCAGATCATCACGCCACCAGAACAGCCAGAACAAGGGCAACATGGTCAACTGCCTCAAGGCGAAGAACTAATACCACAAGATGCCGAATTACCTCCACAAGAGGTCATGGCAGGAGATCAAACGGAAGGAGATGGATATGGATACTAAGAATAAAGAAGAGAAAGACAAAATCACTGCAATTGAATGGAAGACATTTTGGGATTCTAAGGTGGGAAAGAAACTCATGGGAAAGTTAGCTGGTTTAAAACAATCGTACCTAGAATCATCCATGGTTGTTCCACAAGATGAGATTGCCAGAATGATTGATCGAGCTATCGGGATTGATTCAGTAATTCAGTTTATTCAGGTCGGAATTGAGAAAGCGAAGAAAGAATTGAAGGAGGAAGAGACTAGATAGGACGAAATCGTTGATATAAGCATGACCGTCAATCCAACTCTTTAATTAATTACAAATTAATGAGGCAAGGGTCTCCACATCGCCATAAGTGTAAAGAGTTGGGCTGACGGGTTAAACGAAACCCGTCCGTACATAAACAATTAATCTCAAAAGGAGAAACAATGTTCGAAGAAGGCGAAACTGGAACTGAAGAGATGATCTTCGAGGACTCTAATGAGCAAACCGTAGAAGACAATAATACTTCAGCAGTCGAAGAAACCGATGAACAGTCAACAGCTAATAATCAAGGAGAAGGAGCTGATTCAGCCGAATCTAATAATGATTCGCAAACTGATGACGATATTACTGACTTCTTGACTAAAAAAGGCATTGATCCTAACGATCCAGATGCAGCCCGAAAAGTTGCCAAGATGTATCGAGATGTTGAAAAAGAGTTTTACAAAAAATCCCAAGAAAAAGCGCAGCTTGAGCGTGAAATGACACGGAACTCAGTTGATGAAAGCGCTCCAGCCGATATCAGAGCTTTAGCGGAAGTTAGAGCAATGAAAGCGGAAATGGATGCTAATAAATGGAAACAATCTGTAGAACTTACTCCTGAAGCAGAGCAGAAAATGGTCGAATATTTAGCTCAGCCAATTACTGACGCTAACGGTGACCCGTTAATCAACCCTCAGAATGGTCAGATCATGACCAAAGGATTGTTGGTGATTAATGGTCAATTATCGCTCGATGATGTATATAAAATCGTCGGTGCTAATACTGTAAAAACAGATTCAATCCGTTCAGAGCTCAAAGAAGAGATTAAAAAAGAAATGGCGGCTCGTCAGGTGTCCAAAAGACCTACTATGCAATCTTCAGATTCTTCACAGTTCGGTGATAAAGAAGAAAGCGACCCATTCCTAGATGGACTCCTTGGCTAATTAATATTTAGAAAGGATTTAAAATGGCTGTTAATTTAGCCCAAAAATATTCAGACAAGCTCGACCAAGCTTTCTCTCACGGTTCTTATACCGATGACTTCGTCAATAAAGATTATGATTTCGATGGTGTCAGAACCGTTAATGTCTATACTGTAACTACAGTTCCACTTAAAGACTACGATCGCACAAGCACTGGTGACCGTTACGGCGGGAATAACGAATTGCAAGATGTTATCACACCATACACCTTGACCAAAGACCGTGGCTTCAAGATTGCTATTGATGATGGTAATAATAAACAGCAAGTAATGGCGAAACGTGCTGGAGAAATCATGAAAGCACAGCTTCAAGAACAGGTTGCCCCAGAAATTGATAAACACCGTCTCTTGGCGGTCGCAACTGGCGCTACGGCTGTTAACCAGAAAATTACTCTAACCACCGGAAAAGCTTACTCCGGCGTCCTTGACATGGGTGAATTCTTAGACGAAGCTCAAGCCCCTCTTATCGGTCGTATCTTAGCAGTTACACCAGCGTTTTACAAATTAATTAAGGGAGATATCGTAACCGGCACTAACGGTTCCGATTATATCGTCAAATTGCTCGGTAGAGGTTTTGTTGGCGAACTTGATGGTGTTCCAGTCGTGAAGATTCCAACCTCCTACTTCCCACCTAAAACACATGCTTTAATGTGGCACAAAAAGGCTCTGCTCGGAGCAAAAGAAGCTGTTAAAACTCGCATCATTACGGATTCTGAACTTGTCGATGGTAACGTTCTTACCGGTCGTTTCATCTACGATTCCTTCATCTTAAATGGTAAGAAAAAAGCAGTTGCTTCTATTGTATCCGCCTAGTAGGGGTTAAAACAAACACTAAAACAAAAAAGAAAGACACTTCGCCGAGGGGGTGTCTTTTTTATGATATACTAAAATTAATGGCGATGTGATAGGTTCAATTTTGGAGAACTACACATTTCTAAATCTTGTTAAAAGAGTTAAAACTAGACTCAATGATGAAGAGTTTTCTGATGATGTTATTAAGGAGTTTCTAAACGAAGCTCAGTTTGAAATCTTAGGCGAAGATAAACATACGTTCTTGGAGAAGGTGGATGAGTTTGATGTCTCTCCGTCAGAGACAGAACTTGATTTACCTCGAGATTATCAATCAACGTTTATGGTTTTTGCAGTAGATAAAGATGGCAATAAAAGACAACTGGATTATGTACCTTATGAAGACTTCTTTAATTCAAAATTGCCAAATAAATACACGATTTTCGGCAACAAGGTTTTGTATAAGCTTGTAGACAATTCAGACAACTCTAAATGTTGGAAAAATAATCTTACAATTCAACATCTCTATCTTGCGAAACCTACAGAGATGGTTGAAGATGATGATGAGCCGGTCTTACCTTATGAGTATAGTGAAGCTTTAATTTTTTTGACCTTATCAAGAGCGGAAAGACTTCGCGATAACTTTGATTATGCACAGATCTATGAGAATAAAGCAGAGGCTATTATTACGAACCTAAAAACAAGGTATGGCATGCGACAGATGAAACTCAAGAATCGTGCTAGGTTGCCACTTAATCTAAGGTACGGAGGCTAAAATGCCAATCTCACGTTTTAATAGGGTGGGGGCTATCCCAAGTATTTCCACGTCCAAGAGTTCACCAGTAACTACTAACTTCTCTAAAGGTATCAAAACATATGAACCTAATGACACGATGGCTTCGGAAGAATTATACTTGGCACAAAATGCCAGATTTGAACGGATCGGTGAATATAAAACCAGGCGAGGGTTCACAAAGCTCTGCGAGCCAATTGGGAAGAGTGTTTTGATAGAGAACTACCAAAGCTCTGGGTACTCTTTTAGCGAAGACAAGAAGCAGTTTGAGGTTGTAGTTCCTAGCAATAGCGTTATTTACTCGCTTAAGGTCAAAATATTAGTTACTGATGACACTTACGGCATCTTTGAGGCCAGAATCTATGATAACGAAGATGAATTAATAGTTAAATCATGTGCAAATATAGAAACTAGTACAACAGAGCAAGAAGTAGAGTTTGTTTTTATAGATGCTCCAAGAATTAAGCAGAACGAGAGAATCACTGTGAAAATCGGGCTTCAACATATTGAGAATAGAAGCTTCAAGCTTGCAGCCTTAGGAGAAGATGTAATGTATCAACTGTACACGGCAGAGGCAGGAAGTATTCCAAATGTATTCGAGACCAATATTGATGGCGTTAAAACGGTTCTATTCCCATTTGTCACAAAGAATAAGTCTGAACTCTACCGATTGATGACAAATGGCGATGTGGTCAAGATCAGAGACCTCCCAGCAGGTACTAAGAACGTTAGGTTTAATCAGAATTTGAATAAGATTAGGTATGTGAACGGTAAAGAATCGGTTAATCTATTAGATCCAGCCGATTGGTCTACCTCGGTAATTCCAATCATGGATGCTCAGACTGATACTGATCTTAAATGGAAGCAATCGAACATTATGGATGGACAAGAGGATAACCTTATCTATTTTGATGCCGAAGTTGACACTAAGGCAATTTGGTCTTACCCATACGGCACGTTTTTGAAGTCTATGCCAATCAGTTCATATGATAAATTTGACCGTGATTTTTATCAGAACTTCCCGGCAATTCAGACGGGAGATCCTCTCACAGCCATGTTTAAGCTGGGTGGAGTGATCTATATTCAGACCAGAAACCACAAATATCAGATGTTCAGCCAGACGGCAGACACATGGACACAGCAAGAATCTAACGCTCAAGGTGGTACATTTAGTCAAGAATCGGTAGTTTGTGATTCTAACTATGCTTATTTTGCGAATGACAAAGGTATTTTTATCTTCGATGGAGCTAGTGAATCATCTCTAACAGAATCATCTATTCAAAATGTTTATGATTCTATTCCAGATAAGGAGAAGATTGTATTGGATATTTACAATAACCGTCTATATGTATTTTATCCAAGCAATAAGGGCGGAGAGAACGATAGCTGCCTAGTTTATAATCTCAATTTAAGGCTCTGGGAGAGCTTTGACACAAATACATATGTGGCATCTACTTCTGGGCGAAGGAATACCTCGAATAGGCTTATTTGTGGTCATTCTAAGATTGGAATGCTTATGCTCGCAGAAGACTTATCTAACGATTATAACGATCTTGGTGGAGCGATTGATTTTGATATTAATACTGGCTATCAACATTTTGGCTCACCTAGTCAACTTCATCGAATTACTAAATGGAGACCAGAGTTTGCTACCACACAGAAACCATACACGGTGGAGTGTGGTTATGCTTTGGACTACTCGAATAATGTTAAATATGCTTTCTCAATCAACCTCAAGAATAAGGCAAACATAAAAATGAATTACGTTTGGGATAATACTAGAGAATATACAGGGATAGTTGAAACTAAACTAACAACTACGCCTAAAGTCCATGGAGAGTTTAAGCGATGCCAGATTAGGTATCAACACCATGCTGCATTCGAGCCAGTCAACTTTAAATCACATACATTAACAGTACAAACGCAGAGGATTAGATAATGGCTAATAGATTCACTCCAATACCATCAAATGCCAGCCTTCAGCAGGCTTTACAACTTATCAATCGAGATTTAATGGCCCTTGATAATGAAGCTACAACAAAAAGCTACAAGCAAGCAGGTGGTAATGCGGTTGTAATCGGAAAGCTTCCAAACAAAAGAAATGGTATTACTCTTAGCGATACTGGCAATCGCCAGCGAATCCTACTTGGACAGCATCCAAAAGATGGGCATGTTGGACTATGGATTACTAAAGAGGGGATTGATGTTATGGATGAATTAAAAAATGGCTAATCCACGTAATTTCATCATTAATACCGATTATCCAGTAGATCATGTTGTTTATATAAAAGATGTAGTAGTTCCGTTCTCGTCCACAGGCATCGAAATTGAGCATGGTCTAGGATTTGCACCGCTTCTGATGGGTTTATTTTCTACTGATGATTGGAATACTTCTATGCCTATCGACACTCCTGCCAGCTCTGGTGATAATATTGGTAATCTTCAGACGGAAACCACACAAAAAGTCATTAGGCTAATCAATTACGGTCGTCTCAATCGACCAGTTAAGGCTAGACTTTTTGGGTTAATGCCAAGTGATGTCAATATTGATGCGACACCCCCTAAAATACGTTATTCCAACTTTAATTTTAATACTGACTTTAATTATTCAAAGCTAGTAAAGGCTGGAGTTTTTAATACACATTGGAATTCAGGCGAGAATGTCGTATATCATCATGGACTAGGTTATATTCCAGAGGTTGAGGCATGGCAAGAAGATAATAGTGGCGTGGTCAAGAAACTATTCAATGTGTATGACCCTAGTGGAATTAACTTCTCAAGTATGGGAAGTCGAATTGTCTACGCAAAGATTACTACACAAGACTTTATTATTCGTACCGATGGAGCTAACCAAGACATTACTAAGATCCATTACCGTATCTATGGAGACCAAAATGGTTAAGATTGCTAATTTTATTCTTAATTCAGATTTTCCAGCCTTGGCTCAAGCATACCAAAAAAGCCATACAGTCACTAGCTTCATTGGTATGCCAGTTAGCGATGCGAAGTGGCGAGAGGACTATATTGATATAGTAGTTCCAAATGCAAGTACTATTCAAAGGGTTAATATCCAGTCTCACTCACTGGGGTTAATCTCTCCAGGTTATATGCAAATCTGCCATACTGATGCCGTATACAACGTGTTTACAAGGTCTATTAATGCTAATACTATCAGGCTTACCGTACAGTGTATCCAAATCTCTGGTGGTGATAGCACTACTCATACGGAATCGTTTACGTTTCACATTTCTGGATTTTATTTACCATAAATATTAAGAAAAGCATGATATAATCAAGACAATGGCGATGTGAGAATAATTTATTTCACATGGCAAAAACTCTCGCAGAATATCAAGCTGAGGTCACAAGAAGCTATGAGCCAGCGCGTCAGGCGATTCAGAATCAAATCAATGCATTGGCTGGGCAAGAAGCTCAAGGACTTCAAGCGCTCCAAAAACAATATCAATTAGATCAGCAGACATTAGAACGTAATCGTGATACTGCTGCTGAAGCGGCTTCTCTTGCGGCTGCCGGCAACGGTGGTAGTTTTGGCGGCCAAGCCAACATTGCCAATCGTAAATATTACGCACAGACTTTTGCTCCAGCCCAATCACAACTCCAGACGAACTTCGATAAGAGCCGAGGAAATTATATTTCACAAATTAATCAAAATAGAATGAGTCTAGAGAGCCAAATGGCTAATTTGGCATCAGAAGCACATCGATATGGAATATCAAGATATGATACTGCGGTTGCTCAGGATAGGCAGTATGCTCTTGAACAGCAGAGATTAGCATTACAAAGAAGACAGTTAGACCAAGATAACAGGCTTGCTCAATACCTTAATCAGGTTAATCAATTAACTAAAGAAAATCAAAGATTGAGAGGTAGTGGTTTTGATAGATCTTCGATTGATTCTAGTGGCAAATACGTTGATAGGTTCGGTAATCAAAGCACCATCAAGCCAATTCAAACAACAGAAAAACGCAACGGTCGTGATGTTTTAGTTAATACGTATATACCTGGAATTTAAAGGAGTAAAAAGATGGCAGATAATAAGAAAAAAGGTTTTGGATTAGGGGAGTTTTTATCAGGACTAGCTGGATTAGGTAAGGGTATCACCGACTCAATTGGTAACGTCGGCAAGAGTGTTTATGGTCTGTTTGGTACGGGAGCTGCTGCAGCCATGGATCTTTTAGAGGGGGACGAAGCTAAAAGAGGCTATAACGAAGGTAAACACGTGGATGCTTTTAAACGCTCGCTTTACGGTACAGACTCTAAAGGGCAGATTAATTATGGTAAGGCGGCAGGCGAAGCATTAGATGCAGCTACAACTTTAACTAACTTTATTCCTGGTGGTGGCAAGCTTGCAGCTAATGTCGCTCAAGGAGCTGTTTCAGGACTCGCCAATGAATACAAAGAAAAAGGCAATGACGCTGATCTTGGTAACGCTTTAAAAAGCGCAGCTACTGGCGCTATGACTGGTGCTGCGACCTCCAAGATGAACGACTTTGTTGGTAAGAAGATGGGGATTTTAGCAGAGAAACAAGCTAATAACACTATTAGTAATTTCGGACAAAAAGCTCTAAACGCTAGCAAGAGCAACTTTGTGCGTGGTGCTATTTCTGGTGCTACAGGTGGTGCCGTAGGAGGTGGTATGGCTACTGCTCTCGAAGGTGGTAGTCTTGGTGATGTTATTGGCAATGCTATGTCTACGGCTAGCTCAGGAGCTCTACAAGGCGGCATCTCTGGTAGTGTAAATAGCAAGCTCAAACAGATCGGACAAAACATTCGCGATGATATTTGGGCCGGCAAGCCGTCAAAGGATTTTGGTAAAGCCTATACTCAATTCTCTGGCAAACCTGAAGAAGCCATTGACTATTTAATGTATCGTAAAAAAGGTGAAGTCCCCGCAGCCTTACAGAGCTCTACTGTTGGTAATATTACTGGTGATGATAATATCGATCTAGTATATGGAAAAGGTGGTAAAGAAGGCTTCGGACTTGCTCATATCTTAGAAAAACATGGAACTGGTGCGGTGAAGAACGTGGCTAATATTATCCAGAATGGTACTGTCGTAGATGACCCTAGGTACACTAATGGTAGGAGGATCACTCTTACCAATAACGACAATACAGGTGCTGTGAGGCTAGATTGGAGTGACAAGAAAAAACAGTGGGTTGTTTCCTCTTTTGAGGGGTTACCCACTGAACTTCAAAAACAAAAAACTTCTGCACCGAACACTACCCTAGGTAATAGTGCTATCACCGGAGATTCATTCGGCGGTGATACTAGCGGTGCACCGAGTAATTTGACACTACCACAAAACGGACAAAATATCAATAGCACTTTTGACCAAAATCTTGAGCCAATTCAGAATAAGAATAAGCTACAACAGTTTGGTAAGCAATTACAAAATACGGCAAACATCCAAAAATACCGTGGTCTTTATGACTCACTTGATACAAAGACTGCAAAACGAGCTGTTGCCACTAACGCACCAAAGACTTTAAGCGATCTTGGTGTCAATCCGCAGGATTATGCAGAATATGCAAAGACATCATCTTATGTCAATAAAACCGTTTCCGATCTCGCAAAGAAGAGTGGCGTAAAGACTAACCTTCCGAATCTAGTAGATGATTTATCTCTGGACAATTCAGACCTATTATTGTCCGACACCGCGGCTAAGAAATATAATAGTTATATTAGTAAAATTGTAGCCGACGGCAGTAATCCATCTGAATATTCAGCTTCATATCTTTTGGAAAAATCTCGAGAACTAGGCAATAAGGCTGCTAACCTGCGAGGAAATACTGATGACGTATCTATGCTAAAACAGGCTCTAACGGACGCAAAATATACCTTACGTGACGCAGCAACCAAAGCCTTAACTAATAGTTACGTTACTGGTGATGATACTAACGCAATGATCGCACAAGGGCTCAAACAACTTGGTGCTAATCAGAAAGTTCAAGATTATTACGCTGAAGCCGTAAACGGTGAAGCTCCAACAGTCGCAGATTATATTAGAAGGTCTGCTCTATTTGAACAAGCTAGAGATATGGGTAACCAGATGGAAGCTGAGAAATATACTCGCTCCGCCTCTAAAGCACCGAAGAACTGGGGGACAAGATTGTATGAATCCACTGGGCTAGATAAGCCTATTGAGACAACCTTAAATGGCACTATCTCTCCAATCGCTGCCAAAGCTACTGGTCTTGCTGGACGACTTATTGAGGGGTTAGGAAATCTAAGGGCTGGCACACAAAATAACCAGCCACAATCCATTCCTATCCCACAAACTCCTCAATCTCAAGAGAACAGTACTAACTGGAAGAAAACACCAGATCTCACATCTCTAATCCTTGGCAGAAAAGCACTTCCACAGACCGCTCTAAATATGATTGGACGAGGTGTTGGTAATGAGAATGCTTATAAAGTTCAAGACACATTACAGCATCCAGAGCTCGATGAGGACGAGTCTCAAGCTACGCAACAGCAATATATGCAAGGTTATGGCTATAATCAAGGCAGTTACGGAAATAGCCAAGCAAGTTATGGGGCTGGACAGAGTAATGGTAGTAATATCCAAAATATGCAGAACGCTACTCTTGGTAGTGTGATAGGAGATAACGCCGCACAGAATACAGCTATGAATATGATAGGCAGAATGCCACAGGGGTCTTCCGACAACCCAATCACTGGGCAATTAGCTAATATAGGCAATGCAATGCAACTCGCATTGAATGCTGGAGATATTACTTCCTACGCTAAGTTAGCTGGTATCTACAGCAACATTCTTGATGTCTATAAAACTCAAGAAGCAATCTTTAATCCACAAACCAAACCAACCAAGTTAACCGACTCACAGAAAAAAGCTAACGCCGCTATGGATCTACTCAACAATCTAGAAGGACAAGAGGCTAACTTCAATTCAGCGGTTGCGGATATACCAATTATTGGTGGTATTATGAACTTGGGTGGAAATGAATACAAGAACTCTGCTGAAGCTCTAGAATCTGCCTTAGGTTACCTACAGTCTGGAGCTCAAATCAGTGAAAAAGAGCGAGAATCAATCCGTAGAGCTTACATTCCACAGTGGGGTGAGAGTGATGCAGTTAAAAAACGAAAACTTGCAGCTGCAAGACAAGTTATTCAGAACTTTGCTAAGGCAAATACAGAAGGATAAGAAAAAGAAGAGCTACTTATAAGTAGCTCTTCTTTTAATTGTAAAATATAAAATATTGATATAAGATAAGATCAATAAAAGCTAATATTGGGTAAACGTTATGGAAAAGGAAAATAATCTGTGGAAGATAATTGGTTTTGTCATTTTATGTGTCGTTGGATGGTATTTGTTTATTAGACCAAAAGAACATTATATTGGTATTACGGATGCTCGAAAGTATTGGGCTGACAGTGTATCTGTAGACAATGTTGTGTATTGTGGAACGGATGGTCAATGTAGCGATATAGAGATGTCAAAGGCAACTTCTACATTAGTTAAGGTTGCGAATAAAGAAAAAGACGGCAATAGCTGGTTGTATGAATTTATAATTAGCTATCCGTCAACCCAAGTTGTTGCTGAAGGGCGGTGTGATAGATCAGGTTATAAAAGTATTAAACGTAGATGTGTTTTGACATCAACCACCCAAGACGGGAATATCGCAACTTGGATGATTTTTCCAAGAGAAAATTAACCTACCTCCATTTAATTATAATTGCATCGTTAAAGATTCCATTTTCATTCAACTGCCATCCTGGTGGGGTACGATAATCTCTTGTTGTGGCTTCTAAAAACAATGGAAAGCGACAAATCTCCAATTCGGAATAATTATCTTCAAGATTGTCAAAGCCATAATATATTCGTATACAAGGACCATCTATATTTTCATCATAGTCAAGTGAGATTATTAGATCTATGTCTCGATCTTTATTATTTGTTAGATGTGAATTCCACACAACTTGTCGTATCCTTGGGTTGTGTAATTTTATGCTTTTTGTGAAGCTATCCTGACTAATAATCAGCTCGTCCTTTGGAAGATAAATTATTTTACACAATTCTAGCATTTGTTTACTATTCTTTTTTGCAATGCTCAAGCCGTCTTTAAGAGTATTTGGTCTTAAATAGATAGTATATTCAAAAGATGAAGGTTTTTTCATTGTTTTTTGACTCCTTATCTAAATAATATCATAAATAAATTTACTACCGCTTTCTTCGGATCATGTGCTATAATAACCATAATGGCGATGTGATTGGAATCATATGGATTCTTTCGAACATCCAACATCTCGAGACAAAGCAAAATGGATCTTGCGAGATCTCGTCGACATCTTATCGAATTACTATACACTGATCGAGCTTGAAGAAGATCAGAAGAAAAAAGACAAACTCATCGAAATGGCTGCCGATATCAAAAGCCACATGAACTTTTTACAAGATTATCTTGCAAAAGTTGAGAAAAAAGAAAACAAAAAAGAAGAATCAGACAAAAGTGTTGATGTTTTTGAGATTTCTTTCTTGGACGGACTTACCCCTAAAATCAAAAAGAGAGAGGCTAAGAAATAATGAATGGACTTCGTGTAGTACGAATGAATTCATTAAACCGTGGCTGCGTCGAGAGAGTCGTGATGGTTTTTACTGATGAAAATTGCAAACCAATCGCTAAAACTGGCAAAGTACTATATCTAACCGCTAAGAAGAAGCAATGGGATTTGGATAAAGAGGATACTTCTGCGCTATTCAAAATTAGAGGCGTGATTGATTCAAGCGAGCCTAATCGAGTAGTCTTTAATCTTACAGAAAAAGACACCTATTTAGATGCCAATAAAACTTATTATTGTGATGTCATCGAGACCGATTCGGATGGATCTTCTAATGCTAGAAGGGTTTTTCTCGGTTCTTTTGAAGTTATTGGTGGTGCGAATAATAAACAAGCAGGAGATAACCTATGAACGTAATTCATTCGGTTGAAGATAATAATTCTCAAATCATTCATGTGTCAGTCAATTCTAATGATCGTGGTGCTACTGGAGAAAAAGGTGATAGTGTCACTAACCTTAAAATTACTGAAGAGAATAGATTGGAAGCGACTTTGAGCAACGGTCAAACGATTGATGGTGGTGCAGTTCCAGCAATTAAGACTAGACGTGTTTTTGTCGCTGATATGGATGGGGCTAAACGAACCTATATCTTGCCTCTCAATATCGAATCTTCTCAAGTTTCATATATCTTGATGAATGGCGTGCCTACTCAAATGGATATGTATTACAGAGTGGTGAGATTACTCTTAATTACGACGACTTGCCAGCTGGTCGATTAGAGGTAGTACTTAATGATAATTCTGGGGTTGGCGGTAGTAATGTCTCCATCAATGGTAAAACTGGAGATATCCATTTAAAAACTATCAATGGAGTTAATCTTGATGGTGACGGAGATATTGAACTAGCAACGCTTGATGCATTTAATAATGAAGCCCGTGCTAGGGAAGAGGCTGATAATAATCTCCGTAATTCATTAAACGACCATGAGGCTAGAATTAGCAATGATGAAAGCACTATTAGTTCGCATAGTAATAACTTATCATCCCTCAATGCTAATATTTCAAGCGTTAATAATCAGATGGCTGTATTAGCTAACGACGTACATGAAGTTACTAACAATTATGTGCCGAAAATCCGTAGAATCAACGATAAATTCCTATCACATGATATGAGATTAACCGCCGATGATGTGGAAGCTTTACCTATTACTGCTGGTGTGACTCACCCAGTCCGTGGAGAGCTAGTAGTAAACGGCCACGTAACTGCAGAAAAAGCCACCCAAGACAATCATTTAGTTACCAAAGCACAACTTGACGCGAAAGTTGCGGAGGTTGTAAACTCTGCTCCTGAAACTTTAGACACATTAGAGGAGTTGTCTAAAGCACTAGGCGATGATCCTAATTTTGCTACTACAATAGCTAACAAAATCGGAACGGTCGATAAGAAAATTGATACTGAAGTTAACAAACTCGCTAATAAGGTCGAAGCAAATACTGAAGACCTGAAAGCTACAAAAGAAAAAGCAAACGCAAATTCGACGAATATTTCATTATTAAATTCCACTGTTGCCACGAATAAGTTGTCATCTGACACTCAATTTGCTAATGTCGCAAAAGATCAAGATGAGCAGAATAATTTAATCTCCGATATCCTCAACGCTTTTTCTAAAGAGAGCGAAAAAGGCACAAACTTAAAACTCAACTCTTCTTCTACTAAGGTGCTAGGAATGACTATCTATGGGAATACGAAGCAAGTTAAGACTAATGGGTACAACATCTTCAGATTTGGCGATATGAACAACACCCTGAGCCAAGGTATTAGATCCAAGATGGACGAGAATGGCTATATTACCTCAACTGGCACAGCCACAACAGATTGGGCATCAGTTACAACATTTGACAGTAATAGCGTATTAATGCCAGGAACTTACACACTAAGCATTGAGCCGTCTGCACCTATTCGCACCTCAGTCAACGGAGAATTAGTCAGCAATAATTCTTACAAATGGCTAGGAGCTGTTGACCCAGGGCAAACCAAGGTAACATTCACAGTTACAGAACCTATTAAGCAGGTTAGATTAAGTATCAGAACAGTTCCTAATCAGGCACTCAACATTAAGTTCCGCCCAATGCTAGAGACAGGTAGCGAGGCACACCCATATGAACCGTATACCGGAAACTCTAATAATCTTTTTGACGAGTTTTTCGGATTGCCAAAAACAGTAAATGGCATTACGGTAACCAACCAAAATGGCGTGTTAAAACTAGAGGGGCTTCCAACGAGGAACTGGGAGAACATCCAGCAACAAGAGATAACTAACAAAATAATCCATGGCGCTACTTATACTTTGGTCCATTATATTTCTGAAAATAATGCTGGATATCTTGAATTGTCTAAGAGAAGAAAAGACGGAACATGGGAACATGTAAATAACCGTAATGGTAAGGCACTCACATTTACCGCAGACTTAGAAGAATACTCTCTATACCGTGTGCAGATCAATATGGGTAATATGCAGAGTTACAATGGTCAGCCAAAAACGCTATATGGTAATTATGCCATCTACGCAGGTGCCTATACAGAGAATAACCTCCCAGAATACGTGCCTTACAACACAGGCTTAGCCAGTCCTAGACCACAATATCCACAAGTAATTAAAGAGCTAACTGGTGAAAAGGTTGTTGTAAGAGGTAAGAATTTACTTAAGATATCTACTATCCCACTTAACAGTAATGGTTTATCTTCAATAGTTGCAAATGACGGAACTATAACCTATTCAGGGCAAATGACTAATAGTTGGGCGGACATCACAAGATATATTGATTTCAGCTCCCCACTTCCAGCTGGTACATACACACTTTCTATTGACCACCCTCGTACACATAAAGTTGTTTTTAAGTATAAAATAGCAGACAATACAAGTGCTGCACAGGTTGCTAATATGACTGCAACCTCTACATCGGAAACTTTTACGGTTAGTCAACCGATTGTTGCTGGTTATCTTTTTATTTCTGCAGCTAATGGTACTGAACTGAACGATAGTATTAAGGCTCAACTCGAAATAGGAAGTATAGCTACTATATATGAACCATATCGAGAACAGATATCTATTCTCTCATCTAATCTTGATATCTACAAGCTTACTGACAACATTTATGACGAGATCAGGTTGGATAATAGTACGGCAAAAATAATTAAACGAGTCGGCAAACTGGAGTTGAGTGGCGAGGAAAGTTGGACAAAAACCAATGAGCCAGGCAAGAATATTTTTATCTGTTCTAGCATTATTAATGCCACTAAAAACTACGATGAGGGTATTTGTAGCCACTTCTTGAATATTAAAACCTACCCAAACACACACGGGTCTTTTGCCATTCGTACAGATGGAACATCGCTAGCTATGAATAATCGAGACACAAGTAGTATTACAGATTTTAAAAATTGGCTCAAAGCCGAGAAAGCTAAGGGTATGCCAGTCACGGTTTATTACGAAAAGAAAACATCGACCGAAGAAGAAATCACAGATCCTGTACTCCTCGCAGAGCTTAAAAAACTTATGGATATGAGAACTTATAACGGTACAACTAATATATCGATTACGGGAACAAACTTAACACCAGAGATTAGGGTGAAATATATGAGGAAGATTGGAGAGTAAAGGAGAGGATATGGACTACAAAATTGACCCAAAACAGGTTCGAGATTTGAATAAAAACCTTGAAAAAATGAAGACACTAGTCGATATTCGCGAGGTCGACCCTGAGACGCTAGAGATTGAAAATCATAGACTCAGAGTCGTCGCATCAAGCACAGGTGGAGTCACTAAATCGTATGTCGATAGCGGAGATAAGAATAATAGGGATTATACTGACTCTAAGATTGACGCACTATCTACCGTAGCAAAGACTGGAAGTTATGATGACCTCACTGGCAAACCGAACTTAAAACCTGTATCCATCTCTGGCGACTACGACGATCTCGAGAATAAACCTACACTTAAACCAGTAGCCACAACTGGTAATTATAATGATTTAGAAGATAAACCTGCTCTGAAACCAGTTGCAACCTCTGGAAGTTATGATGATCTTACCAGTAGACCGAATCTACATACTGTGGCGACTTCCGGTAGTTATAATGATCTAAAGGACAAGCCGAATATATCAGATTCGATTATCTATAAGAAGATTTATAGCTATACAGTCGACGATTTTGATGCAGGACAGGAAGTTGTCAAAGAAGTTCCTCTAGACTTCAATAAGTACTGGAAGATCATCGTTGATGCTCACTACGAATCAGGGGAAGGCACTTCGCAGAGGTGGGACTACGTCCAGGCGATTGTGAATAATCCACCGATGACCTTTGCAAACTGTCTGCAAGTTGGCGCACAACATAACGCCACCAATCGTGAACCTATTGTGCGACCGCTAGATCAGGTAGTAGCCGTATGGACTGTGGCACATTTTGCTTCGAGCTATCATATTGAGATCATGACAAATAATGATCTGAAGAACTTCCCGATGTACCGAGCCGATAGTTTTGGCGGCACGACAGGCAACTTGTTTACACAAGAGATTAGCGGAAGAATTATCGCACATCCACATAATATCACGGCTCTTAAGATTATGTTAAACAGGCCTGAAAAAGGTGGAAAAATTGTAGTCTATGGAGTAGAAAAATGAAAATAAATTGGTTCAATGTCTTTGTGTGGACTCTAGCGCTTGTGTTTTCGGCAATCTTTTGGTTCATTGTCGTCCAATACTGGGCGGTGGCCATACCAATATTGGTACTAACGTTTGTTGTTGTTAAAAAAAGGAGACAAAAATGAGTAATTCAAACCTAGTAAAAAGATGGTGGCCAGCGAACTCCACTAACTATAACGTGGGTCATGAAGGCAATAGAATACAGGGTATTGTGGTACACCATGGGGCTACAACATCGCTTGATTCTATCGGGTCAACATTCGCACGAGCATACCGTAATGGCTCTGCACATTACGGCGTAGCTGGCGACCAAGTCCATCAATACGTAGATGAAGCTAACACTACATGGCATTGCAATAACTGGTGGGGGAACCTCAGGACAGTCAGTATTGAGACAACCAACTCCACTGGTGCGCCAAACTGGGAAATTGCACCAGATACTTTCGAGACGCTCGTGAAGCTAGTTGCGGACATTGCTAAGCGTAATAATCTTGGTAGACTCTGGATCAATCCTAAAGCTGATATGCCAACCCTATCCGGTCATAAGGACTGGTACGGAGCTACTACAGTTTGTCCAGGGCCATCACTCTACCCTAGACTTCAAGAGATCGCAGACCGCGCTAATGCGATCAACTTCCCACCAGTAGTCGAAGTAAAACCAATGATAGTCTGGGTAGACATTACACCGTTTGCATTAAAAGCTAAAACTAAAGTAGATATTATTGACCTCGACACAGGCGCAGATAAGGGTGATATCCTAGCTGGAATGGTTATCAGTAATCTAGTACAAGAGACAACTGTAAACGGAAAAAAATACTATCGTACTCTCTACTCAAAGACCAAGGGCTTCAATAACGGTATTCTAGCTGAAGCATTAGAACCAGTTGTAGCACCAGTATCTCCAGAATCAATTATTAATGGTGGTGTTCGAGAAACAGACGTGGAAATTAAAATTTCTGACGAATACGAGAAACGACCAATTACAGAAAAAGAGGTTAAAGAAGAAGCGAAAAAAGACGATGGATTTGGTGATGATATCGCCCCAGTACCAGGGGTAAAACCTGGTATGAAACCAGAAGAAGTTCAAAAATTAATAGAGGAGCATAAGAAAAATATGGAAGAAGCAAAAGAGATTATTGATGAGGTTAATAAGGATATGGAGTTCTCACCGAAAACTAAAATGATCGTGTACTTACTGGGCGACCTATTGATTATCGCCGGAACTCAGGCTCCACTTGTAGTTGCGCTTATCAATACCACTGATCCGGTAACATTCGGCCAATTACTTGGTCAACTATTACTGTCTACCGGTACAATGCTATTATTTACATTTAAGCTGTTAAAAAAGAAAGATAAGTAGGGGGGTCAAGCGGTGGAACACATTACAGCTAATCAGGTTATGTCTGGTGTTACAATATTCGCAACCTTTATTGGAAGTGCGATAGCTATTTATAAGTATCTTTGTAACTTTCTTGGCAAGCAGATTGAAGACTCCCTAAAACCCCTCAATGATAAGATTGATAATATTGCTAAGAATATGAATGATATGGACTTGAATCGTTGCAAAGACTTTCTATCACGGTTCATCTCTGACCTCGAACAGGGGCAACACGTATCGGAGATCGAGCTAGAACGATTCCATGAGACTTATGCACACTATCAGAAGATTTGTAGTAGCCCATATTTACAGGATAAAGTTGAAAAATTAAAAAAACAAGGTAAACTATAATTAGGAGCAAGAACTACTAAGTTATTGTTGAGAGATTTTATAAAAGACCTAGAAATAGGTCTTTTATATTTTGTGGCTATTTAAAATACTTAGGCGACAACTTTAATATTTTTCATTCAAGTTGACTATTTCTGGGTGTTTTTCAAAATAATAATCTCGAAGTGGGATACTACCAAGTCGTAGGATTTGATCAAAATCTTTTCCATTTTTGTATGCCCAATCTTTTATTGGCTCAAAGCGTTCATCGTCTATCATATCCCAAGAAAGTATTCGCCTTGCCTTTTCTTGTACGTCATATTGTGAACTAGGCCCCTCATCTTCTAGTTTATCCGCCAACTCGTCTTTTATCTTATCAAAAAGAATCATAAATCCACTGTCTTCCACGAGTTTCTTTCCACCTGTAGTTAATGCAAGTGGACTATGAGATTGAGCAAGCCTATTCATACTGTCGATACTCTTTTCTAAACTACCGACCTTAGTAAGTAGTCTATCAACATCAGATCTTAATGCATCTATTTTTCCTTGAGTTTTCTCCTCACGTTTCTCCAGTTGATCGACTTTTTCTCTATATTTTGAAAGCATTCCATATACGCCGAGCACCGCAATGACTAAAGAAACCCCAGCGCTGATTAAAACTGATAATACATCTGAACTCATACCTATATCTTATCAGATATCCCTTTATTTTTGCTTTAAAAGTAGTAAAAAACTATAAATGTATTGACAGTGGTTACCATGTTATTTATAATAGAAGCATCTAAAATTCACTTTAAGTCCTAGTTTTTTCTAGGACTTTTTGTTCCCCAAGATTGATTTATTTAGATTTGAGGAGCACATTAAAGTGGACAAAAAACGAATTATGACATTAAGGAAGAGATTAGGTAAAGCATCCAAACTGATCAAAGATGATAACTTTCTACCCATGTTTAGGAATAGGCAAATAAGGTACAAGAAGGAGTTTGAAGAGTCGATTAAAGTTGCCGCTAAAAAGCGCAATCCTGAACGCTTTTTTGCTAAGATTTGGTCTTGCGAAAATATCGAGAAAACCCTTAAGATGATGAGGTCTATTATCTATTGTGCGATCGAGAAAGCACGTGAACTTCAAGAGTCAATTAAGAGGATTAAAACCGAACAGGATATTAAAAACAATATTAATCCTATAGGGTTGACTAAAATTGCCAGAATGAAACAAGGCCTTTTTAAGGTATAGTTTCTTAATCTAAAGAATATCGTTATAATTCACTTTTAAGTGGGTGTTTTTTGCTATTAACCAAACAAAAACCACGACCAATTTCATCAGTGGGCGAAAATGGTTTGTTCGGTTTTACGCGGATTATTAAAATAACCGAACAGAAACCAAACAAAAAACACGACCAATTTCACCAGTGGGCGAAAATGGTCGACAAAATGACAAAAATCAATCTCTATATAGATAATAAGTTTTACTTATTAAAATTAAAAAGAATCTATATAGAGTATGAATAATAATTTTAAATCGGAGGTAGGAAAGATGTAGTAAGATGTTAATTAGCGAGGCTTTTGTGAATTATAAAGAAATGGAGATTATCGCAAGAGGGCTGTCTCCGAAAACACTAGAGTTGTATATCTACGCAGAAAAATTAGTTATTGAATATTTTACTGATACTGAGATTAAAAATATCACACCGCTCGATGTGTCAAGATTTTATCAACACTTATGTAATTTCCAGAAACCAGATACTGCGAGGGGAAATATAATTTGTTTTAGATCTGTTCTAAGGCGCTGCGTAAAGAAGGGTTGGGCTGATATTGACATTGAAGATATTAAAATACCGAAACGTGAGAAGCGAATTGTGAATTATCTTACAGAATCAGAGATTGAGCGTTTTATTGGAGCGGTTAGTTCTAAGTATAGGGGCTACTCTAGAATTAATCGTCTAAGAAATACGGCAATAGTGAATCTTTTTTATGATTCAGGTATACGCGTCAGTGAATTATGCTTATTAAATCGTAATAGTATCAAGGAGCGTCAATTTACAGTAATAGGCAAATCTAAGAACCCTAGAATTTGTTTTATTACTAGAAAAACAGAGGAAGCCATCGCGGAATATTTAGCTGAACGCAGTGACAATGAGAGAGCGCTTTTTATTGCAACTCAAAACGGAAAGAGAATCACATCAGATACTGTTAGGAAGATATTCCAAAACGCCTGTAAACGCTCAGATTTTATTAACGTTCATCCGCACACAATCCGTCACTCCTTCGCAACAAGGCTGTTAGACAAAGAGGTGGATATAAGATATATAGCAGAGCTAATGGGCCACGAAAGTTTAGACACTACCAAAATGTATACACATTTTTCAAATCCAAAATTAAAGAAAATCTATGAAAAAGCCATTGCAAATTTTTAA